CCCTACAATATGGTCATTGCACCGGGTGTCGTGATTCCAGTCGGATCAAACAACACCAACAACCCTTCTATTCAACGTCTCGACACAGGATCGAACCTTGCTCTCGCGCAATTTGAAATCGTGGAGCTACAAAACGCTATCAAGTTGGCAATGTTCAACGATCTGCGTGATCCTGCTGGTCCTGTTCGTAGCGCCACTGAAGTTGCTATTGAATCCAGAGAGCTTGCAAAACGGATCGGGTCGGCCTTTGGGCGACTTCAGACCGAGGTACTCATACCAATACTCAAGCGTGTCGTTGCCATACTGACTCGACGCGGCTTGATCGTTCCTATCGAGCTAGATGGTCGCGACGTACAGATAAAGTTCACTTCACCACTAGCACGGGCGCAGGATGGCGAGGATTTGTTAGCTGTTCAACAAGCCGTACAGTTTGTATTGGGTACGTCTGGCCCCGAACAAGTGTTGATGGCGTACAAGACCGAAGACTTCGGTACATGGGCGGCACAGAAGACAGGGATGCCCGCTGAATTGGTGCGATCTGAGATAGAAAAGCAGCAGATTATCCAAGCTGGCGCACAGGCACAGATGATGCAACAAGAACAACCAATGGAAGCTGAATGAGCTGGGAAGACATTGAGGGCCAAGGCCCAGACGCCAAGAAACAGAAAGCCAAAGCACAAGAAAAGATCAACGAAATAACTAGAGCCTATGCTCGTACCTTCAACACAGAGGACGGGCAAAAGGTTTTAGAGGATCTGACACGGCGCTTTCTCTTCGATAACTCCACATCCTTATCTAGCCAGAACGTCGCGTATGAAGCGGCGTACCACAATGGCGAAGCGGGCGTTATCCGCATGATTATCCACTACATACAGCAAGCGGAGAAACTATGAGCGAAGAGCCTAAGAAGCGAACGCGCAAAGCAAAGCCCAAATATGAGGTTATTTGCGAGCATACCGATCACCTTGACTCTATCGGCTGTCAGTTGAGCTGGCTTGACAAGCTGCATGAGCGATATGGCTTTGAACGATTCGAGTACATCCACAAGTTCCGCGCCTTTCGGTGCTATTTAGACGGGCAGCACGTTGATTGGGTAGACGTCAATGACCTTGCTCTGATCAATGGACACCGGAGGCTGGAAAACATCCTGTTACGACACGTACAGGTAGACGTTAAACGATCAGTAATCAAATATCCTTGGAGATAATCATGGAAGAACAGGCCGTAGAAAGTAACGATACCCTGACATCATTAGTAGATGCCGCTGAACCTACACTAGGTGAGGGCGAATACTTTCTGAGTGAGGGAATCAAGGGCGTTGGCGACTTGCCTGAGTGGTACAAAGCCGACAAATACAAGTCAATCGCAGAGCAAGCCAAGGCATACACCGAACTAGAAAAGAAGTTCGGCGGATTCACTGGCGCACCAAAGGACGGCTACTCAATTGCTGAAGGTGTTGAGGCTGAAGATGCGCTTTGGCAGGAGCTTGTTCAGTTTGGCGAGCGTACCAATATGTCTCAGGCCGCACTGAATGACGCATGGGGCATTCTCTCAGCTCAAGAGCAAGCGGTGGAAGAAGTCTCGATGGAGATGGAGCTTCAGAAGTTAGGCGATAACGGTGTTGAGCGCATTAAGGTTGTTGAGCAGTTTATGAAGAACAATCTCGATGGCGATACATACGAGCGTCTGCGCTATGCCGTGAACAGTGCTGAGGCTGTCGAGATGGTTGAGGCGCTGGTTAAGTCTACGGCACCCGCCAAGCTGCCGATTGATGGCTATATTGAGCCGGGTGGTATTACGTGGGAAGACATCGAAGCAGAGATGTTTAAGAAGCACGAGAGCGGCCAGATGCTTCGCTCAGTCGATCCTAATCACGAGCGCAAGATTCAGCGCATGATGAAGGAATTTGGCGGTGATAAGCCTTACGATCGCATTGTTGGCTAACACACAGTCTGTGGTATCATAGAGAGATCGGATACCCCTTTCACAAGGCCCGGTAGTTTTAGGTTGAACGACTGACCGACTGCCGGGTACTCAGTCTAAAACCTCTTAATCATTGTTATACATTTGACATAGAGGAGACTGAATCATGTCAATTAATCTCTCCGCAGTAGCGGTAACTGAATTTGACAGCATGGTAAAGCACGCTTATGCGAACGCTGGCTTGCTAAAGAACGCTGTCACACTCCGAAACAACGTGGTAGGTGACACCTACAAGTTCCGTCGTATGGGCAAAGGTCTTGCAAACCAAAAGACCAGCTCCGCTGATGTTGATCCAATGGACGTAGGACACGCATTCAAGACTGCGACTCTCGCAAACTGGAATGCTCCTGAGTACACCGACATCTTTGACCAGCAAGACGTAAACTTTGACGAGAAGCAAGAGCTGGCGACTACTATCGCTGGTGCCTTGGGTCGTCGTTGTGATCAGCTTGTCATCGACGCTATGGACGCTTCTACTCCACTGACCACTGCTGTAGCGGCTGGTGGCACTAACTTGACTATCGCTAAGGTAAACTCAGCGCAGGTTGAGCTACGTGATCAGGGCGTTCCTAACACTGAGTTGTTTGCTGTCATCGAAGCTGGCGGTCTTGGCGGTCTTTTGAGCGACGAGAAAGCTACTTCTTCTGACTACCAAGCAGTCAAGGCTCTTGTATCTGGTGAGATCAACACTCTCGTTGGCTTCCAGTTCATCATCCTTGAAACTCGTGCGGAAGGCGGCTTGACTGAAGCGTCTAATATTGTTGATTCTTGGTTCTTCCAGCGTCCTGCTGTCGGCTTGGCCGTCGGCATCGACATGAAGACCGAAATCAACTATGTACCACAGAAAACATCTTTCCTTACTAACGGTATGCTGAAGGCTGGTTCTGTTGTACGTGACGAAGGCGGCTTGGTTAAAGTCCAGTACGACAAGACTGCATAAGTCTTATCCGGCCCCTTCGGGGGCCATTCTATTTTTGGGTGGGTTATGGCGAGCAAGATCGACTTAATTAGCAATGCACTGATTCTGATCGGTGATACTCCTATTAACTCACTGACAGGCGGGTCACGGCGCGAGACTGTTGCTAACAATCTTTACGACAACATTGTCCAGAACGAGCTAACCAAGCATCGTTGGGGCTTTGCACGTAAGCAAGAGCAGATATCTCGCTTGACGGACACTCCTGTAGATACAACACGCTGGAAGACTGTCTACCAGCTGCCCACTGATATGCTGTTTTTGATCACTGTTTCACCAGACTCAAACTATCAGGTGTACGGCGACAAGGTATACAGCAACTCTAATCAGGCTTTGTTCGCTGATTACATCGCCAACACGCCAGAAGATGAATGGCCTGTGTACTTTGCGAAGATGATTGAGTACGCACTAGCTATGGACTTTGCTGCAAGCATTAGAGACAGTTCAGCAGCTAGAGGTGAGATGGCGGCGGCCTATGTCAATGCGTCCCGTATGGCGCGATTTACGGACTCTCAGCAGTACCCAACAGAGCAAGTCAGAAGCAACCCATTTGTTAATGTGAGGTACTAATGGCTAAGACTAGATTCATTCAGTCTAGCTTCGTGAGTGGCGAGCTATCTCCGCTTCTCAAGGGTCGCATTGATATTAATCAATATTATCAGGCCGTAGAGACTGCCGATAATGTTGTGATCGTCCCTCAAGGCGGTATGCGGCGGCGTCCGGGCACTGAGTTTATCGGTGAGTGCGTCAAAGGTATTTCGAAGATGTCGCCCACGTACACGATGCCCAATGGCGGTACGTCATCGGTACTTAATGACGGTGACGACACAACAACTACTTCGACCACTACTACCATTGGTACGACTGATCCCTATGTCGTGGCAAAGATGGACCTTCTGTCTGCCCAACAAATTGAGTTTGTGGATCTTAGGCAGATCAGTCTATCTAGCGGCACAAGCTCGCAGTTTAAGGTTCAGTATTCAACGGATGACGTTACATATACAGACGCCGCATCCGTACCACTGCTTGGCTCTAACCCGCAGAACTTCCGATTATTGGTTAATCAGACAGCTAGATACTGGCGTTTGGCACGTATTGGCTCGACTGACTTGGGTGCTGCTACGGTAACGCTTGCAGGGCTTTCGCTATACCAAGAGTCTGCAATTCTAAGCACTCCCCGCCTAGTAGATATGAGTGTTGAGGATGATCGCCATTACTTGGTTGAGTTCACGCGAGACAACATCCGCATTTATCGCACCCCGAATACAAGAGTTGCAGACATCAAGCCCACATATAGCGGTCTGACGTCGGCTGAGATAGAAAATATCCGAGTTGCTCAGGTTGAAAACGTGATGCTAATTGTTGGCGACTTTGCGCCAATGCGATTGGTAAACCTTGGCACGGATGATGACTGGGTGATCGACAACATCCCATTCTTGAACGTCCCTCAATACGACTTTGACGACGATCAAAGCCCTACCCCTGTTAATGAGATACAGGTAATGACTCTAGGCCATACTGGTTCGGGTCAATGGAAGAAAGGCGACCGTTTTGAGGTAGACATTGAAGGCATCCTTTCCAAGTCTATTAGCTATGCTGGCGACGACGACTTGGATGAGCAATCAGCGACCGTATTTAACATCCAGAAAAACCTGCAAGAAATGCCTGTCTTCGGTGAAACGGGCGTAGCAGTTGCAAGGACTGGCGCGGATCAATACACAATTACTATCTCTGGGGAATCCACCAAAGATTTTGAGCTTTTTTCTGCTTATGTAACCGAAGGCTCTGCTAACCACGAGATTACATTTACCAAGACGCAATCAGGCTCCCCACGTAAAGAGGATGTTTGGTCTGATACCCGTGGATATCCCAACAGCATTTGTTTTTATGAGGGTCGCTTAGTATTAGGCGGCACTGAGTCCAAGCCTCAATCAATCTTCATGTCCAAGACGGGATCATTCTTTGACTTTGACATTGATGATGGTGACGACGATGAGGCTATCTTTGCGACTATCTCTTCACGCAAGCTGAATGACATTGTTGACGTGTACCCCGGTCGTAACCTGCAAATCTTTACGTCTGGCGCGGAATTTGCAGTGACAAGCAAGCCTGTTACGCCTAGCTCTATTAGTATTGCACCCCAAACAGCGCACGGCGCGAACAAGGTTGAGGTCCAAGACGTAGACGGCTCGACCCTATTTGTGGACCGGCACGGCAAGTCCATCTTGAGCTTCCTGTATTCGTTCAACGAGGACGCTTACACCACAGATGATAGGTCGGTACTGGCCTCACATTTAATCAACCAGCCAGTCGATATGGCGCTCCTAGCGGGCACTGCGAGTGACGACGCTAACTGGCTGTTCATTGTAAACAGTGACGGGTCGGCGACTATCTTAAACACGCTCAGAAGTCAGGACATCAACGGCTACACCAGATGGAACACTGACGGCGATATCAAGAGCGTCTGCGTTGTCGATGATGAGCTTTATATCTCAGTAGAGCGCACGATAAACCTAGTGACTAGGCTGTTTGTTGAGCGTTGGGACTTCGATTATATGCTCGATTGCTCTACTAAAGCGGCGCGCACTGGCTCCAACATCACGGGCTTGAGCCATCTTGAGGCGGAAGAGGTGCAAGTTCTTGTTGAAACTCAAAACTATGTACTAGATCCCCGTTCGGTGTCTTCTGGGCAGATAACCCTAGACACTAACGAAGAGTATTCCAGCGATTATGAGGTTGGATTGCTGTTCATTCCGACTATCAAGCCTATGCCACTGAATACAAACATCGGATCAGGTCAGAATCAGATGCGGCTGAAGAAGATCGTACGCATGAACGTACGTGTCTATGAGTCTTCTGGCATACAGATTGACGGCATCCCTGTACCTATCAGGGCGTTTGGCCCTGCTGGGGATGAATCGCCATTAAGTCCTGAGTCTATTACGCCGGTAAGTGGCATAATAGAGGACGTTTACGATATTAACGGCTGGGGTAGAGAGGTCATACCGACGATTACTTGTCCTGATCCTACTCCCATGCACATACAGATGATTGAATACGAAGTTGAGGGTAACTAGATGGACCCGTTTACTATATTGGCAATTGCCTTAACTGCTACGGGGGCGGCAACGTCGGCTTACGGACAGGTACAGGCTGGTAAAGCGCAGAAGGTAGCACTGAAAGAGCAAGCCAAGCAGGAAGAGTTAGCGGCAGAAAGCCAAGAGTTGGCACGTCGCCAAGAGCTTAACCGGGCACTGGCGGCTAACGTCGCGGCACTCTCAACAGCAGGAATATCTGGGGAAGGTACGCCAGCAAGTCTGGCCTTGGAAAGCGCGAAGCAAGCAGGTCTCAGCGAGATGACCATCGACTTGTCGGAGAAGCTACGAAGGGCGTCATTAGAGCGTCAAGCAAAACAAGCAACACAAACAGCAGGATTGGCGGCGGCAAGCACATTGTTAAGTGGCGGCGCAAAAACGGCACAGTTAGCGCAGACGGATTAAATAGTTATGGCTCAGAAGCGCATTGATTACTACGGCAGGTTCACACCAACAGGTGTAGATACGTCTCAGGCAAAACGCTTGCAGGCTCTCTCTGGCTTGGCTGAACAGGTCGGGGACATTGCGTTTGATATCGGCGCTAAGATTCAAGCCGAGCGTGGCCAAGAAGCTGGCGTTGCATCCGGCATGGAAGCGGCAGCAGAGGGCCAGGCGCCAGAAACCAAAGAGGGCTTTCTCTCTGCGATCTCTATCTACGATCAGGCATACAACAAAGCGGCATTGAACGCTTACAGCTCTGGCATCCGTGTTGATGGCAAGAAGAAG